TTACCGTGATAACGGGGACGACACGACTACGTACAGCCCGACCGGCAAGCTTTGCGACAAGAAGCCTGATTGCACCGCAGGCGGTAAAAACATGGTCTGGAACGGAATGCTCGGCGTATGTCAACCTGTTGAGCCTGAGTGCCCAGAAGGGAAGGTCAAGGTAGGCAACACCTGTGCTAATGAGAATCCCTGTCCGGATGGCATGGCACTGGTCGCGGGTTCTTGCAAGAAGAAGGATGAGGAATGCCCGTCCGGCATGATCCGCAGTCCTTCGGGTCAGTGCATCCCTGGTGATGGTTCGTGTGCAGCGGGAGAGGTTCGCGGGCCTGATGGCACTTGTAAGCGTGACAAGGATAACGACGGGGAACCCGATCCTGCCGGGCCGGACGATAAGGATTCGTTCTCAGGTGGTGATACGTGTTCGTCGCCCCCGTCATGTAGCGGCTCGCCCATCATGTGCGGCCAGGCGCGAATTCAGTGGCGCATTGATTGCAACACGCGGCGCAACAACAACATCAGTGGTGGTCATTGCTCGCAAGCAGGTATGCCCACCTGCACTGGCGAGAAATGCAACGCGATGGAGTACGCCGGGCTGTTGATGCAGTGGCGATCAGCGTGCGCGTTGGAGAAGCTTGCTGCGGGGAAGGCGGAGACGCCGGGCAACAACAGCGATGCCAACGGCAATGGAGTGCCGGATGTGCTGGAAGGTAGCGGCGATCCGGCTCCGATTGGCGATAGTGCAACCGACGTCCAGGGCGCCAAGAAATGGGGTATTGGGGTATCAACTGGATTGCTCGATACGAGCAACATGTTCGGCGGTGGATCGTGCCCAACACCGCCAACGTTCAAGCTGATGGGTCAGACAATCAGTGGCGCTGACTTCCCGTACTTCTGCCAAGCGGCGGCGATTCTGCGCGGGCTCATTCAGATATTTGCCGCGTTCGTTGCATTGAAAATCCTGATGGGTTGGGGGTTCTGATCATGATGGTTTGGACATGGATTCTTAAGGCGGTCGTGCTGCTGGTCGGCACGCTGAAGGATGCGGCAGCGGGGATTTTCGCTCGCATCCTTGCGACGTTCGGCCTTACCACAGTGACGTTCAATGCGGTGTTGCCGAATCTCAAGGCGTTCGTGCTGCAGTACATCGGCGGCATCAGTGGGCCGGCGCAAGAGCTTCTCGGCTATCTGGGCGTCGGGACTGCCATGTCGATGATTCTTTCCGCCTTGACGGTTCGGCTTACCTGGAAGGTGTTCATCGTGCCGAAGGCAGTGGCCGATCAGCTGGGGTCCGGGCCATGATCTATTGGTATACCGGCCAACCTGGTCATGGTAAGACGCTGCACGGCATTGACCGGCTATTGGAGTTCAAGGATCAGGGCAGGGCGGTGTATGCCTGCAACATCCGCGAGTTCGACTATGCCAAGGCGGGTGTTTTGGAGATGACGCCAGAGCAGTTCCGCGACTGGCCGAACTTTCTCCCTGATGGTGCAGTCGCCCTGGTCGATGAGGCGTACGAGCACAACATGCTGCCGAAGCGACCGCCAGGCTCTAAGGTGCCGAATCACGTCGAACAGCTTGCGAAACACCGTCATCGTGGCTTGGACTTTATTTTCATCAGCCAGTCGCCCGACAAGCAGTGCGATCAATTTGTGCACGACCTTATTGAGCGGCATGTCCACGTGCGCCGTCGCTTTGGCACGAAGTTCGTTCATCTGCGTGAGTTCGACCGGTTTGAAGCGCAGGCCGAGAAGGCAACGCCGCTGGTGGTGAAGCGTAAGGCGCTGCCGAAGCGCCCGATGGGGCTTTACAAGTCCACCGAGCTGGACACCACCGAGCGCAAGATTCCCTGGTATTACATCGCGCTGCCGGTTGCGGTGGTTGGTGGCCTTGGGCTGATGTACTACACCTTCGGCAACATGGGCGAGCGGTTAGGAGGTGGCACGGCTACGCCCCCTTCGCCGAGTGCACAGAGCGCGCATGCACCGCCTGACGGAGCGTCAGCGACGGCGGGCGGTGCAGGCGGAGCGAGAGGCACGAAAACGATTCGGGAGTACGTCGATCAATTCATGCCGCGTATCCCATCCGAGCCGTGGAGTGCACCGGCCTACGACAGCGCTATCAACCTTCCCAGCGAGGCTCCGCGATTGTTCTGCATGTCGTCTCTGGGTGGGCCCAATGCCCAAGGCGACATTGATGACCCAAGTTGTACATGCGTCACCGAACAGGGAACCAGGTATCAGCTGGCCGATGAACCGACGTGCCGACTGATTGCACGTCACGGGCAATACGAGCCATTCCGTGACGAACGCAATGATCGTTACGTCGATGGCCCCTCCCAGATGGAGCGCGCTCGTGGTGACATTGCGAATAGAGGGCAAGGTGGTGGTGTTGCCCTGGAGCATGTGGAGCGGGCCGTGGGCAGCTTCCCTGAGTCCAAGCCGCATCCGACTACTACCTACATGACCACTCCACCCGGACCGAACAAGCTATGACCAGCGGCGGGCGCGAATTGTTGAAGTGGCTTGCCCTGATGCTGATGACCGGCGATCACGTGTTGACAGTATTCGGGCTTGGTTACGTGCCGGTGGTGTCAGAGCTTGGCCGGGTTGCGTTCCCCGTGTTCGCCCTGGTCATGGCCTACAATCTCGCGCAGGACGGCGCCGATGCTGGGAAGTCAGCACGGCGCCTGGCGGCTTGGGGCCTGGTCGCCACTCCCGCGGCTACGCTGGCATTCGGCCAGGTGCTGCCGCTTAACGTACTGCTTACCTTTGCCGCCGCGGCTGGCTGCATATGGGCCTTGGACCGTCGTCAGTGGGCATTGGTCGCCCTACTGGCAATCGTCGTTCCCGTCGCCCTGGATTACGCCTGGCCGGGCGTGTGGCTTGTTCTGGCTGCCTGGTATTGGTATCGGGGGCAGGGTGGCCGCCCTTGGCTGATGTGGGCTTGCATGGGCCTGGTGTGCGCTTACAACGGCAATGCCTGGGCGCTGCTGGCGCTGCCGGCGTTGCGCCTGGCTCACTTCGACTGGTCTATCCCGAGGTCCGGACGGGCCTTCTATGCCTACTACGTGGGCCACCTGGCACTTTTGGTCGTGCTTGCCGCTATAGTCGCAGCATGAGCAGACACTTTGACCTTCATTACTGGTTCGCTCGGTGGATGGACTGGGCTTTCTCGCGGCGCAGGGCGTGATGCGTCACGCAAATAACTGAAATCAGGTACTATCCCCCCGAATCTGGAGGGGAATATGCATATTCGACTTGGGGCGATTTGCGTATTGCTTGCCGTCACCGGTGCAGTGTCAGCGCAGCAGATTCATTCGGCGAGAGGTCCCGCGCCAAAGCCCATTCCGGCAGCGCCCAAGGCGGCGCACAACTCGATGGCAAAGACCACGACGCCTTTCAACTGCCAAGAATTGGCCTGGCCGAATCACCCGCACCCTGGAATGAGGGCTTATTGCGAGCGCATTGAGGCGCGCACATTGTCAGATGAGGCGCGCCGCGCCGGTCGCCCTGGCCCTTCGGATAGTGTCGTTTCACTTCCTCCGCTCGGTTCCGATGCTGCCAAACGCTCAGGCTTCGCCTGTATCGGTGGGCAGGCATTCCGCAAGCTTCCCAATGGCTGGTCGCAGGTCTCGTCGCCTGCTGGTGGCTGGCAGCGCTGCCGGGAGCAATGATTCGGGGTGTAGGGGCAGCGCCCCTACGGAAGCGCCTCACACGCGCTGGCGTGGCCTCGGCCCCGGTACTGGCAGGACTGCCGCCACCGGATCGGCGTCAGGGCCAGCCATCACCTTGGACAACCGTCGTTGGCGCCGTGCCATCAATGTGGCCACGTCGATCACTCCGGCGGAATCCATTGTGCTGGAAGGCTTTTCGGCGGGCTCCGATCGCAGCTGCGCCATCATCCGTCGCCATTCCTGCGCTTGGCAGGCGGTGAGCGACAGCCAGGCCAGATCTTGCGGCTCCAGTTCGCGGCCTTCGGGCGTGATCAGGCGATCACCGAGGAAAGAAAAACCGGCCCAAGGGCCGGTCAAGTCGATACGGTGGTGCGGGTCGAACTCAATCATGCCGCGATCTCATCCTTGGCCGGGGTTCCAGGGCGCAGGCAAGAGCCGAGCCAGAGGCCCAGCCATTGCCAGGCGGAGCCGACGAAGGAGGACCAGCGCTGACCGAAGCGCCTGATGCCATTTCGCATAATGTATACAACGTGGCCGTTATCGAAGCCTGGCACGGCCGCCTGAGCCTTGTGGGGCAGGGCAAAGCCGACAGCCAAGCAGAGCGCAATAGCGGTCGCGGCCAGACGCTTCCAGAAGGTCCGTTCGGTTGAGGTCCGAGCCTCCGCACGCATGATTTCAACCGCCGCCTTTTCAGGTGTCGGATGCCCTTGGATACGCAGGCAATCTGCAACAACCCAGACCTGGGGAACGCTTCGGCCCACGCGGTAATGTGAGATTGCACCATCGGTGACGCCGATCTTCGGAGCCAGCTTGGCGAAGCTCTCTGCACCCGCCGCAACTCGTGTTTTCTCAAAGAAATCGGCCCAATCCATGTCACTCTCCGGCACCTGTCTAGAGCCGTAGACTACAGCTGTTGACGTCTAGCGCTGTAGTCGTGTACTTTGCCCCTGCCATCTACCGATGTAGACGGCCCCGCCATCGACACCCCAAGGTCGTTGGCGGGTCCCCTTGGGGCTTGGGGAGGGGTAGGGCACATGGACGCACTTGTTTCAGCCGTGCTGCTGGGTTGCATCGCAGCCGTCTCGCTGGGGTTAGCCAAACTCGTTTCGTGGAGTGTTGACCGGCGTGTGGATTCCGCCGGTCGCGCTACACGCGAAAGCCAATACGTTGCGCAGTCGGTCGCTCATCTGCGTCGCCTTGAAATCGAGGCCACGAAGCGCGGCAATCTGCTAGCCGCTGCCGAGCTCGCCGACGAACAGGAGCGAGTCGCATGAACACGGCAGCTCCAACTTTTATTGAATTTCTGGATGTGATGCGCGATGACACTGGCCTACTTGCTGTCGCCATCCTCATCAGCGTTGTTCTCCTGGGCGCGCTCCTTTCGATCCTGATTGAGCATGTCTGGCTCACGCTTCGGCACTGGTTGCAGCGGCGGAAGGGCAATGGGTCATGACGAATCACTACCCCAACAGTCCGTGCTACCTGTGCGGGGGCAGCCTACAGACCCTCCGGGCATCGGATGCGACTCTGAATTGCTGCACCAGCTGCGGCACGTTGATTACCAAGCGAAGGGATACGCCGAGCTACTCCAGCGCGTTCCCTGGCAACAGTTCTGGACGCTCACGTTCAAGCTCAGTAAGACCAGTCGAACAGGCGGCATGCACGAGGAAGCGGCTGATAAAGCGTTCCGCTACTTCGTCAGCTGCCTCAATCGCAGTATCTACGGTCCCAAGTGGGCCTCGCGCTGGCACGGCGGCATTCAGTGGGCGCGAGGACAGGAGTTCCACCGTGATGGCCGCTTGCACTTCCACGCCGTTGCAGCTGCACCTACCGATGATCTCAACCGCCTCGCCAGCCGCTACGAGTGGCACGAATGGTGGTACCGGGAGTTCGGTCGTAATCGCATCGAAGCGCCGCGCAGCCAGGCAGACATTACCGGCTACGTAAGCAAGTACGTCACGAAAGGCGGTGTGGTCGATTTCTCGCGGAACTTCGGGGCATGGAACCCGCCGCCCATCGACTACACACGCCGCCCAGAGCAGGACGCCTTGATCGCAGGCGACAGCAACACGCGATCCGACAGGCCAGGGCGACACCTGGTCACCGGGCGGACTGATGCAAGCATCGCGCAACGGGGCAACAAGCGGTCCACCACGTCTCCCTGCGGGGGGGTAGGGGGGGACTTAGCTTGACCCCACAGTACCGCCCGAAATTTGCCGACCTTGAACCGACCAATCTCACACGAAGCCAAAAGGAACAGACCGATGAACGCTCCGAAGATCACGATCAACAGCAACGTCGAAACCCGCACCGTCACCACCAAGACCGGCATGCAGAAGCCCGTGTACAGCCAGCGCGCAACGCTCGAAACCGAAGCCATGCGCATCCAGATTGAAGTTGAAGTGGATGGCCTGGACAAGGGCTATCCGGTTGGTGCGGTGAAGGAATGGGACGTGACTACCGATCTTGTTCCGGGTCGCTTCGGTGTGGAACTGGCTCGCCGTATGACGCTGGTCGATCCGGTAGGTGCTAAGCCGCAGCCCGCCACCAAGGCGGCCTGATCATGTCTGGCCCGGCACCTCTCTACGTTGTCGGTTGTGCTGCGGAGAACGTGCAGCAGGACGGAACGTGTTCGGTGCCGGTCTGGATGCCGTACCACCAGCCCATTCTTCCACCCCTTGATGTGGCTGATGGAACCCTTGTCGCGGCGGCCATTGTTGGCGTTTGGGCAATCGGGTTGAAAGCGCGCCTCGTATTCCGCGCGGCGCGGCTAGGGGTCTATTGAAATGACGAGGAAAACCATGGAACTGAAGAACAACCTGCGCCGCTTCGGCGCTTCCGTCCCGGCCAAGGTCAGTGCCGGTATCGCCACGCTGATGGCATCCGGTGCCGCCCTGGCATCGGGTGGTTCGGGTTCGCCGGGCGCCGCCATTGCGGGCGAGCTGTCGGGTGGTAAGGCCGATGTGATGCTGGTGGTTGCCGCTGCGGCGGTGATCCTGGGCGCGATCATCCTGTGGGGCTACGTCAAGAAGGCCCGCTAACGCGGGTGTCCTGGGCGGGGCAGGGGGCGCGCGGCAACGTTCGCCCCCTTTTTTCTGAGCGAAAGGAGGAGTTATGGGGTACTTCGTCGTAATCGCGATTTGCGGGGCCTGCTGGCTCGCGTTTGAGGGCATGTGACTGTCATGGTCGTTCGCAGTTCCTTGCCGGCTAGCATGGTCGCTCTGGTGCTGGGCGTCCTGCTGTTGGCTGCGCCTTGCGTTGTGCGCGCAATCGAGTACCCGGATCAGGGGGCCGCTTTTGCCGGTTGCAGTTCCACTGGCGCTAGCGCTGGAGGCGACAAGTCACGTAAGGCCACCGGTAATTATCGTTGCTCTCAGAGTCCAGGCAGATACGCGTGTCAATACGAAGTTAAGCCTTATGAGAACGAGGCGCCGTACTTCATCACCTGTGGCAACTGGGTTCCCGGGGGTGGAGAGCATGATTATCCTGCTGACAAGGGGTGCGATTCGCGCCCATCCAAGGTAACGCCGTTCTTTCCACCTGCTGGCTCAACGCGCTGCATGGATGGTTGCGAGGTCTCTTACCGTGATAACGGGGACGACACGACTACGTACAGCCCGACCGGCAAGCTTTGCGACAAGAAGCCTGATTGCACCGCAGGCGGTAAAAACATGGTCTGGAAC